TTATGCGACTAAAAAAATATTTTTGATTTTCTCAAAATTTCTCTCAGCCAGTGCTTCCATTTGGTGTGTATAAACTTTCAGAGTAATATCTGGACTTTCGTGACCAAGAAGCTTGGATATGGTAACAATATCAACCCCATTCAATATCAAGAATGATGCGTATGTGTGCCTTAGACTATGGTTTCTGACAGGCCTGCCAACAATCTTTTTAATTATCTTATTACACGAGGAATTAGATACACCGAAACATATCCTATTTTTGATGTTAGCTTGCCAATGATTTTTCCGATATTCTCTAAGAACCTCTATTGTCTTTGAGTCAATCGGAACTTTTCTTTCTGACGGATCATTCTTCAACGCACAAAAATCTTGAGTGTTTGAGTAGTCAAACGCTTTATTGATATCCAGTATGCCATTTTCAAAGTCAACATCATTCCAGGTTAGACCCATTACCTCAGAAAAACGCAATCCTGTGACTGCAAGAAGGTAGAGAGTGAAATAGGTTACATACCTGACTTTCTCTCTTGTGAGGGCTAGTAGAGCCTTGAGTTCATGTTCTTCCAAAAAGTCATCCTCTTCATCTCTAATTGCAATTTGAGATTTCACCTTCGCATCATCAGCAAAGTTAAAACGAATGACTTCTTCTCTAACAGCTACTTTCATAGCTCCCTTTATTTGGTAGTGGAATTTTTCAAGAGTTTCTTGAGCGTATTTCTCCCCAAACTCATTCAACTTTTTCTGATAGTAAAGCGGTGTAATATCTTTGACTTTCATCTCTTGGAAGTAATTCTTAACGTGTCTGAAATTCTTTGTATAGGTTTCCCAAGTCTTATCTTTGACATATGGACGCTTATAGACCTCTGACCAAGTCTTGACAAAGTCATACAGAGTCACTTCTCCGTCAGTCAGAATGTTTTGGGTCAATTTCTTCTCGACATCTAACGCTGCTGCTTGAGCAAGCTTCTTGGTTTTAAAACCACCTTTCTCTTTCCGTCTATATTTTCCATCTATGGTTTTGTAGGAAATACGGTATTCCCACAGTCCGTTCTCTCTTTTTCGATACGATGCCATTTGTTTTTTACCTCATTTTCTGATAAAATGGGTACAAGAAAAGACTTGCCAGATTGGCAATTTTTCTTATACGATTCGCCTTACGCTCTCCTCGACCAAAATTTGAGCGTAGGGCTTTTTATTTATTTCTTAACCTTATTTTTCAAGGCGGTTTCTATTGCTATCTTCAATTCTAAGATAGCTTGCTTATCTTCTTTGACAAAAGTGACTGTATTCTCATCCTTAACGGCATCAAAGACACCACCTTTAGTATCTGCTGATCCAGGATATACCAATTGTAGATATCCAACCGTTGCCCCTGGCTCTTTTAATTGATATGCAGTTATTTCTGATAACAAAATTGATTTTTCGCCATCAAGTCCATGTAGAAGCATATTTGACATGTTACTTTTTCTTGCAATTCTGATAAAGTAGTCGTCTATTCTTACTATCGTCTTTGATTTCTTAAACTCAAAAACTCGCTCGTTTGGCTCAGCTGTAAAAATTTCTACTTCGGGTTCTTTGTCTTTCCCACCAAATAATGCCATAACAACTATCTTCCTACCCTGCTTTTATTCGTGATTCAGGGGAGCACGTATTTTATCCAACTAAATTCAAATACTCTTCCTTGATCATAGCCTCATCAGCTATGGTCTTTAATTTGTACTTTTCCATAAATACCAGATAATTAAATTGAGTGCGGTCCTCAGCACTTTCCAATTCTTCCTTCAAAAGATGGTGGATCATATTCCTATTTGCGTCAAGTTCGCATCTCTCTCTGAAAAGTTGATACTGATACGGAAAGTGATTCTTATGTTGTAACTCATGCAGGGCGACTTGTTTTTGTTCTTGCTCAGACAAATTCACATCAACCCCCAAGACCTTGGTTATTGGATTGTAAAATCCTGAACTATGCCAGTCGCTGGCATCGAACAGGCACAATTCCACTCCAAACTCTTTACAGAGTTGGTCAAGTTTCATAGGCAATCAATCCTTTTGTTTATTTTTAAAGTGCGCAGTCAAAACTGCTGTGATGAAATCTATATCATTTTCATCAAGTGGCCTACCGTCAAATAGCATGGTGTGGGCAGCTGCTTCCCTCAAGTCCACAACTTGACCGTCAATGATAGCTGTCTCGTCACTGGCAATTCTCTGGTTATCAGTTCTGCCAAATAAATAATCCGTACTGACATTGAAGTAATCAGCCACTTTCTCAATTTTATCGCCACTAGGTGTCGAAGAAGCCCATTTTCTGAGACTACCATTACTGAAATCAAGTTTTCGTTCTAGTTCAGCTAACGATAATTGATGAGTAGAAGCTAATAACTTGATCCTATCAAGTAAACTCATCATTTTCCCTCCTTAAAGAATATCTTACAAAATAATGTAAAATTTTCTATTTTCTCTATTGACAAAGGGAAAATTTTCTATTATACTTATTTTGTAAGTTAGTAACGAGCTACAAAACAATTTCTATATATCTAAATAAACAGTCCGCCAAGACACGTAGATGATAGAGAAGTTTAGTAGTGCTCTTTTCTATACCCTAATAATAGATTATTTTCTATTATTTGTCAATAGAAATGAGGTTATTTTCTTATAAAATTTTCTAAATGAGAGGAGAAAATATGCTCTATGACAAAATAAAGGAAGTTGCTCAGACTAGAAAAGTTTCTATTTATAGAATCGAAAGAGATTTGGAGTTTAGCAACGGTAGCTTAAGAAAGTGGAACGATAGTACCCCATCTGTCACATCTCTGAAAAAAGTTGCCAACTATTTAGACGTCACCCTAGATGAACTGTTGGAGGAAGATTGATGAACTTTATCAGAGACATGACAGAAATTGAAATCAAGGTGCTCAACGCTATCAAAAACGGAGCCAGCTTTGACTTGCCGATTCAAGCAAGGGAGCTGAGACAGGACCTAGGATTAAGCAAGCGAAAACTTGAGGAAATAATCGAAAGCCTGAGAGTTACCTTTCGTCAGCCTATCGTGGCTAAAAAGAATAAGCCGAATGGTTATTATATGCCACGAAACAAGGAAGAACGTGATGCAGGTCTTGCACCGTATAGGGCACAAATCCGAACAGAACAGAAAAATCTGGCAGCAGTAATGTCCGTTAACTTGGACGAATACTGGAGCAACGCAAAAAAGCCTGACGGCAATCAGGCTCAAATCTAAAGATACAAGAGGATTATACCATGGACAGCAGATTATTACAAATGGTTGATGAATTTGAATCAGCCCTAATGGATAGAGCGTTAAAGGTCATGCACGTTGTCATGGACGAAAAACGACGATATCCAATGGAACTCAATAAGTCACAATGTTCTGAGATGCTTTTAGGAACAAAAGACACCGGTACTTTTGATGAACGTTTCAACTGCCACAAAGATTTCCCACGCATTCCGAATGCTCGTGAGAAGTACCCTCGTGATGCAGTAATTGAATGGTATCACAATAATTGGCAAAGGACAGCGATATGACAGAAGAATTGATGTTGACGACTGAGCAAGGTTTAGCATTTATTGCTATTTTGACCCCAATCTTAATCTGGCTGATCCGAAAGCCTGTAGAGATTGAAATAGAGGTCAAAGAGCCCGTGATTAAAGAAAAGCAACCAGAACGGAATTTGAGATACTTACAAATTCACAGATACTACGGAGGATAGAATGAAAATTTTTGAAATGATGAAGAAGTTTTTGAGTGTAGAGGAAGATGATTACATCCCTCAAAGCCAAAATGAGTTGGAACGTGAATTGGCTAACGCTAGGCACACGGCCAAGGAATACAAGAAGTTGGCCTTACTGAAAAATCAAGAATGTGTCGGTCAGGCCAGACTTATTGATCAATTAAAAAGACGGATTGACTTTTTGGAGAATGTCAACAAGTGCCAGGCTGAACTATTGGCAGATCGTGAGGTCTAGCTATGGTTTGGGTTGTCGCGAAGAAAAACAAACATGGTCGCAGGAAGTACCACTACAAGAAATCTTTTGATACTTGGCAAGAAGCCAGAGTTTACCAACAGGATTTGTTTTACAAAGGCATAATAGCCGAAATGTGGGAGGAAAGGCATGGACAACATAGCAACTCTACCACATGATGTCTTGGCTGAGCAAGCAGTTCTTGGGTCTATCTTTATTGATCCAGACAAAATTGTATTAGTCGCTGAACATCTAAAACCAGAAGATTTTTACAGACCAGGGCATCAGATCATCTTTCGAACTATGCAGACCTTGTCAGACAAGGGGCAGGGGATTGATGCCGTCACGATGAAGACCGCTCTGGAAGACCAGGGAGACTTGAGCGGTATTGGAGGATTGGCTTACATTGCTGAGATTATCAACGCAGTGCCAACCAGTGCTAACGCTGAATTTTACGCTAAGACAGTTGCTGAGAAGGCTCTGTTGAGGAAAGTCATCGCCAATCTTTCAGACACGGTTACAGGTGCATACTCTGGTGAAATGTCTGCCAATGACCTGATTGCCAGAGCCGAACAAGCCTTGGTCAATGCAAGCAATTCTAATCATAACACAGGTTTCAAACCAATCTATGATGTGATTTTAGACAGTCATAGCAAGATTGAGCAACGCTCAAATGTTTCAAGCGATGTGACGGGAATTGCTACTGGATTTACTGATTTTGACAAGCTGACAACAGGACTGCATGAGGATCAGTTGATTATCTTAGCGGCTAGACCTGCAATGGGTAAGACGGCATTTTCCCTCAACATTGCCCAGAATGTAGCCTGCAAATCCAACAAGCCTGTGGCCATATTCTCTTTGGAAATGGGTGCAGAGAGCTTGGTTGAGCGTATGCTTGCAGCTGAAGGGACTATCAAGAGCTATCACATCAGGACAGGGAAGCTGACACCGATTGAATGGCAAAGGCTGATTTATGCCCAAGGTCAACTGGCAGAAGCACCAATCTACATCGACGATACGGCTGGCATCAGAATAGCTGAAATCAGATCACGAGCTAGAAAGCTAGCCCAAGCAACAGGAGGGCTAGGCCTGATAGTCATTGACTATCTGCAATTGATACAAGGGTCACGTTCGGACAATAGACAACAGGAAGTGTCTGAGATTTCCCGTCAGTTGAAGATTATCGCCAAGGAATTGAAAGTGCCTGTCATTGCTCTGTCACAGCTTTCTCGTAATGTCGAGCAACGTCAGGACAAACGACCAATCATGAGCGATTTGAGAGAGTCGGGGAGTATTGAGCAAGATGCTGATATTGTAGCCTTTCTCTATCGTGATGATTATTACCAGGACAAAAAGGACGATCAGCCAGAAAAGAACTTAACTGAGCTGATTATCAAAAAGAACAGGCATGGTGACCTTGGGACTGTCAAGATGTACTTCCACAAGGAATACACAAAATTTACAAATGCGGAAGGAGAATAAATGGCACAACGCAGAATGTTCAGTAAGAAAATCACTGAGACTGACCGTTTTCTTGAAATGCCGTTATCATCGCAAGCTCTATACTTTCATCTGAACATGGGTGCAGATGATGAGGGGTTTATTGACAAGGCTAGAACAATTCAACGAACTATCGGAGCAAGTGACGATGACATGAAGCTACTAATCGCAAAAGGTTTCCTACTTCCTTTTGATAGTGGAGTGGTTGTTATTAGGCATTGGCGAATTCATAACTATATTCAATCAGATCGTTTTCAGTCAACCATGCACCAATCAGAAAAATCTCAGTTAGATTATGATAAGTCAAAAACGGCTCATTTCAAACCAAATGAAAAATGTATCCAAAATGTATCCAAAACGGAGACACAGGTTAGGTTAAGTAAGGATAGCATAGATAAGGATAGCTTAACTACCTATCCTACTGCTTCAGACCATGATGAATATGAAATTCCATACAAAGAAATTATTTCTCATTTGAATGAAAAAGCCAATAGGAATTACAAGGCAAATGGTTCAAAGACTCGAACCAACATCAAGGCTAGATGGAACGAAGGATTCAGATTAGATGACTTCATCCATGTGATTGACACAATGGTCAAAGACTGGTCTGGCACTAAGTATGAGAAGTATCTCAGACCTGAAACTCTATTCGGACCAAAGTTTGAAGGTTATTTGAATCAGTCTCCACGAACTAAGACAGAATCAGTTGACGAAAGGTTGGGCTTTTAGATGAATCCATTCAAAAATTTTCAAACCAGGCAAGTATTGGAAGAAACCTGTGAGGTCCACGGTTGTCAGCTTTGGTTGACAAAGGTACCGATTAAGGGACAGCTGGAAGAACTCAAACAATGTCCAGAATGCACCAAGGCAGCAATCCAGACCTTTGAAAGCAAACTGAACAGTCAGAGCAAGGTCAACAACAAGCTTGCTGATACCTATGCAGTCTTTGAGAGAGACAGCCTTGTATCTGACAAGCTGAAAAGCAAGAGTCTTGATAACTATGAGATTAAGGCTGACATTGACCAGAAGGCTATCAATTTTGCCAAGAGAATTGAGCAATTTTATCGGCATGAGGGCTTTGGCAATGCCATTGTGACTGGACCGTCAGGGGTCGGCAAGAGTCATCTGACATACGGATTGGCCAAGTACATGAACGAGCAATTTAAGGCATACGGACATCCGAGGTCGGTGCTCTTTGTATCGCTGGTCACTCTCTTTACCAAAATCAAGGAGAGTTTCCATATAGACAACGGCTACTCACAGGCTGAGATGATTGAACTACTCAGCAATGTTGACTTTCTCTTTTTGGACGACCTGGGGAAAGAGAGTCGGAAGGCTGATACTCGCAACAATGAGTGGACACATCAGATACTATACGAGATTTTGGATAAACGGAGCAACACGATCATCAACACGAATCTGACCAGTAAGGAAATCAAAACCTTGTATGCAGATGATTATGGCAACGGTGCTTTGTCCAGTCGGATTTTGGAAGGTGTGGTCGGAAACAGCTTTGTATATCCGAAAGAGACGGAAGATAGGAGGTATTGATGACTGAAATAAGGATATTAGATGCCTGCTGTGGCAGTCGAATGTTTTGGTTTGACAAGGCCGAGCCACATACGACCTACATGGACCGACGGGAAGAACAGTTTGAAATACATGGTAAGAAAATCAATGTCAAGCCAGATGTGGTTGCTGATTTCCGAGATATGCCATTTGAAGACGAGACTTTCAACTTAGTTGTGTTTGACCCACCGCACTTACTATGGGCTGGCCAGAAATCATTTATGAGGGCTCAATACGGTCAGCTTGATTTGCTGACATGGCGACTAGACTTGCAACTTGGCTTTGAGGAATGTTTCCGAGTATTAAAGACGGGCGGAACACTTATCTTTAAGTGGTCCGATGCCCAGGTAAATGTCAAAGAGATTTTGGAATTAGTACCGCATCAGCCACTATTTGGTCAACAACGTGGAACTACTCACTGGATGACCTTCATGAAATTTTAGGAGGAACGATGACTTATGAAGCCACAATGATCATCAACGGACATCAACCAGTCCATATCGGATACTATCCCAACAAGGAGAAAGCTGCTGAGGCAATCATAAATCATGCCAAGAATAACTCGGCAGAAAAACGGCTACGTTTTATAGCAAGTAAGAAAATCAGAAGTCAAACTATCAGGATTGATTATGGAGCAGTTGATTGTTATTACTTGATTACAATTTCAAAAGAGAAGGAGAAAGAACAAAATGACTAAAACACTTGATGAAAAGGTTGAACAGTGGTTTATCGACCGTAACCTACACGAAGCTAATCCAGTCAAACAATTTGAAAAGCTCATGGAGGAAGCTGGCGAACTATTTGAAGGAGTTGCCAAGGGTAAGTCTGACTTGATTAAGGATGCTCTGGGTGACATGAAGGTTGTCTTGACAGGTCTTGAGTTACAGATCAAAAATGGTGCCGACATTCGAGCGACACCAGAGGAAATGGAACTGCTGCTTATGGTTTCCAGTCTCGGTCATCTAGCTGATAAATTGCATAAGCACATCTTTTATGATGAGACAAAGACACCTCTCATCAAGCCAGAGTTGATTATGTTACATAGCAACATCCATTCTATCGCTATCCATAATTGCACCACGGCAGACACTTGCCTAAAAATCGCTTATGACGAAATCAAGGACCGAAAAGGCAAGATGATTGACGGAGTATTTGTTAAGGAGGCGGACTTGTGAGAAAGACTTTGACAGGTATTGGTAACTTTTGCATTTTACTGTCAATCCTTGTGAGTCCTTTGCTAATCATCTACAAGATTGACAAGCTAGATGCCAAGATTGAGCAACCAAAAATCATTGTCTACTTGGTAGACAATGCGGGAGCTGAAATGGTTGGCACTGTGACGGATAAGGAGATTATCCAAAGCAGGTACATTGTGACGATTGGAGCCTATGGGAAATTTATGGTCACTAAAGAGCAATATGACCAAATCAACATAGGCGATCCAATACCAGAATTTTTGAAAGGACGTGGAAACTAATGGCAAATTGTGATTTTATGACCAAGCGACTGAATATTCCAACTGAGGAAGGTCAGTTTACAGGGTTTAGAGTTGTGCACGACAACGTGAACAATCCAAGCCATTATCAAGGAAACTACGGAATGGAGTCAATTGATGTGCTTAGAAACTTCATGACACCAGAACAGCTGAAAGGTTTTCATCTCGGAAATGCCTTGAAGTATCAGCTACGCTATCAAAAGAAAAATGGTCTGGAAGACCTGAAAAAAGCAAGAAAGAACCTTGATTGGTTGATTGAGGAAGAGGAAAAGAAATGCACAGAACAGTAGGAATCCTTGAATTTAAAGAATTTATGGCACTTGAAGATGGTCAAGCTGTGCCAGTATATCTGCACAGTGCCAATCCGAATGTGCCAACGACCAACAAAGACGATGCAATGCGAGTGACAAAATGTCGCTACAAGAAAGAATTTGCTGATAAATATATTTTTAGGAAGGTTGAGGCGGTATCTGATGATCAATAATGTTACTTTAATTGGTCGATTGACCAGGGATGTGGAGCTACGCTATACACCTAACAATGTGGCAGTAGGAGCATTCACGCTGGCCGTCAATCGTAATTTTAAGAATGCAGCTGGCGACCGTGAGGCAGATTTTATCAACTGCGTCATTTGGAACAAGCAAGCTGAAAACTTAGCCAACTGGACCAAGAAAGGTCATCTGATTGGTATTACAGGTCGAATTCAGACCAGAAGCTATGAAAATCAGCAAGGGCAACGTGTCTATGTGACTGAAGTTGTCGCTGAGAGTTTCCAAGTACTTGAGAAACGTGACAATAGTGCTAACTATTCCAGTATGGATGAGCAAATGCCACCGAATTTCAGCGGTCAGCCTATGGATATTACTGATGATGGATTGCCGTTTTAGGAGTGTTGAATGACGACTGATATTATCCAATTCATTCAGAAGAATGATATTTGTCATGAATGCCATAAGAAAAAAGCAACTAAGTTATGTGATTTTGCCCTTGGTGAATCACGAGTAACATTTTATCGAAGTTACAGCCTATTCAAAGAGCAAAAAACAGGGCTTATTACCTGCGACAATCCACTTTGTGACAGTTGCACAAATAGATTTCATGGCATGGACTTATGCAAAAATCACTTTAAAAAAATTACAGGAGGAAAATAATGAGTAGACCTGACCGCTATCCCTACTCTCAGGATCCATGGGCAATTGAAAAGACTAGGACTTTTTCAATTGTTAATGGAAAGTATGGTACACACACGAAAGTCATGGTGTATCGAAACTTATTTACAGGCAAAATAAAACATGATTGGATTGAATGGAGGACTGGATTTAATGACTAAAATTATTGGATTTGGCCGATGTTTCGGCAAAACTACAATGGCCGTTTTGGAAAGTCATGCGACAGGTAATCAGATTATCTGTGCAAACAACAAAATGGCAAAAGCTGTTTTTCAACAAGCAGTGCAACTTGGCTACACGATACCTCATCCAATATCAATCAATAACCGTAACTTGAAAGAAGTCACCAGTAATCTCAATAGATCTGGTCTTGGTATTGTAGTTGATGATGTTGAAATGGTCTTACGAGCACTGTTGGGCTGTAAAATCGACACTATTACATTTGATAGCCCGAATGTGATTAGCACGGAAGACCGCTATGCTGAAGAAATAGCTGAGCTAAAAAAGGAGTTGGCGGCATGCTACCGAGAAAAGGATGAGGACCAAGTTGCCATTGAGACTCTTAAAGACAAATGTGTGGACCTCATGCTTGAAAATGCCGACTATGTCTGGGATGAGATGGCCAGAGAAACAGCTAAGCAACGGGCAAATACAAGAAAATGGAGGGCGAAATGAGAGTTATTTTATTTGGGGAATATCAACCAGTCTTAACATTCTTTCTCCACTTGATTGTGATTGACTGGATATGGAAATTTTTAGAAGTAAATTATTTAGGTGAAGCCAACGGAAACATTCCAGACTCAATCATTTTGATTTTGGTATGTGGGTATATTACCTGGCTTCTACGATAGGAGGAACTATGATTTTACTTGAAATTATTAAATTTTTAGCAGCAATGATTGTGATTACTTTCCTACTGGTCGTGCTAATCGCTATCATCATGGGAGCATGGGAGACTTATAGGAAACATGAACAAAAGAATCAAGAAGAAGAAAGCTAAGCAGGCACGTCAGCAGGAACTGGAACAGTTGGAACAGGAACTGGCCAAACTAAGTCCAGAACAACTTGAGGATATCATGGCAGTAATCAAACAGGCATTTTCGGAAATTGCTAAAGCCATAGGTTATGTCTTTAATGGCTTGGTTGAAGTAATTAAAAAAATGGAGGTGGAACTTGAAGGCATTGAACAACAGAGAGCTGTACAACTTAGACCAAGAACTGTTCAAGTTCAGAAATATCGAAAGGGCTATCTGGGCAAGAAGGGCAGAGCTGATGTCCAGCAATGGAGAGGACATTGTCGGAAGTCGGGCAGGCGGTATCAGCAAACCGACAGAAAGCACCGTCATCAAACTAAGCACAGATGTCCCATTAAGAAACCTTGAGCTTTTCAAAGAAACTGTTGAATCTTTTCTTGAAAGATTGACCGATGAACAGCGTGATATCTTTGATATGCGATGGGGGCAGGCTGAGTTAGACTGGGAAGACATCGCTGACAAGCTATACTTCAGTAATGCCAAAATATATCGAAAACGCAAAACCATTCTCGAAACATATGCTAGGACCAAAGGGATTTTGTAAAATGAGAATACAAAGCCTTGTATTCTCATAAAAATCTATTTATTATGATAGCATGAGCTTCTGAAAACAAAACACAATCAGTTTGTGGGAATTATCCTTAATATTTTACAAAAGAGTTGTTTCAACAGAAGTCATATAAAGTCAGTCTCGCACTGGCTTTTTTGCTTTGTAGAAAGGAGGAAAATATGGAAGAGGTCTCACCAATAAAAGACAATGACGATATCCAGGCCATGAAAGACTATCTTAGGGAATGGAATGAAATGTATTACATGCTATTCATTACAGGACTAAACACTGGATTGAGGGTTGGGGATATTCTCACACTCAAGGTCAAAGATGTCCAGGGTTGGCACATTAAACTAAGGGAAAGAAAAACTGGTAAGCAGATTACTAGACGGATGACAAAGGAACTAAAAAAAGAAATGAGGCGGTATGTCGAAGATAAACCATTTCACCACTTTCTATTCAAAAGCCGTCAAGGGAAGAACAAGCCTATCACTCGTGAGAGAGCTTATCAGATCATTCATGAAGCAGCTGAGGAACTTGGCATAGATAACGTAGGCACTCACACCATGAGAAAAACCTTTGGCTACAAATATTACAACAAGACAAAGGACGTAGGAACATTGCAAAAGATGTTCAACCATTCATCACCAGCAATCACTCTCAGATATATTGGGATTGAACAAGCTGAGTTAGATGATGCACTACGGAACTTTGTTATTTAATTTTTAGTTATCACTTTCACATATTGAGTTAATAATAAACTGGTAAAATCAAAAGTCTGAAAAGCCGTGTTTATCAATGGTTTTAGAAATCATCTGAGTTTAACAAAATATAAGATATGTGAAACTGAGTGATGGAATTGGTCTATTTTTTACGAGGTTAAGGAAATAATTTCAAAGAGCCAAAGTGAGAAAATAAACTCTTGTTTTCTCACGAAAAAGAGTTTATTATGGTACCATAGATTTCTTGTATGAGAGGGACAGGTCGTTGACTTGTCCTTTTTGCATTGACAAAGAAAGGTTGAATACATGGACGAATGTAAATTCTGTAGAGAAAGCGAGCGACAGACGTTGAAAGAAATTACAGTACAATACCACTTTGAAGACGAAAAAGCTGTCTGCTATCCAGAGATTGCAACATGGAGAAAAACATATGAACTAAATTTCTGTCCTATGTGCAAGAGAATTATCAAGGATTGGTAGGGTTATTGATATGACTTTCAAACCAGTTAGACAATCCTTGAAGACTAAGAAGTGGGAAAAGTTCCGAGACAAGATGATGAGGAAGTCTGACTACCTATGTCAAGAAAGTTTGAGGTACGGTTTGTCTGTACCAGCAGAAATGATTCATCATATCTTTCCTGTGTCCGAATATCCTGAGCTTGAATTCGTAGAATGGAATTGTTTAGCGTTAACCAATCGCAAACATAATACATTTCATGATAGAGTCAATGATAGGGTTGTTGGTCAGGGAATTTATTGGCAAAAAAAGAGAAAGAAGGAATTTCAAAAATTTTATGGATACCCCCCCACTTTTTGAAATATTCTTGGTCGTCCTGGGAACCGGTGAAGGGAACTTTTTCCAAGTCGGGAGCCGTCAGACAAAAAGGGGGTAAAAACTCAGCGATTTTGTGGAAAGGGGGTTAGTTTTTGGCTAAACCAATTACAGTAAAGTCAATCAAGTCAAAAGTGGTCAAGCAGATGAAAGACTTGGGCACCTATCGAAAAGAATTTGAAATGATCATTGATATATTTGCTGGGATGTTGTTTCAGTACCAGAAACTAGCTCAAGACTATGCTGACATGGGCTATCCTGTCACAGATGTCTATGTCAACAAGGCTGGTGCTGAGAACGAGCGTAAAGTTCCAATCTTGACTGCAATGGAAATACTCAGGAAAGACATCTTGAGCTATTCAAACCAGCTTATGCTTAACCCAAAATCGCTGGGTGAGGTGGTCGAGCAGGACAAAGGTTCACCACTCAAAGAAGTTATGAAGTTCAAGGATGAACTGAAAAAGAAGCGGGTGAAAGATGGATAAAGACTTTGAAAAACGATTTGCCGATTTTCGCCACGCTACAACCAATCTTGGAAAAGCTAAAGCCTATGTTGATTATGTCCTGAGCTATCAAGAGGAACATAACGAAGAACGGATTTTGGCTGCTGAACGCTTTTTGAGGGATTTGGAAAATCCAGCCTATGAGCTTGATGAGGATATAGTGGACTTTGCAGTTCACTTCATCGAGAACTCTATAGTCCATCAGCAAGGAGATGACATGTTTGCCATGTCTATCCGTAACAAGCCGTTGATTTTGCAACCGTGGCAACATTTCACAGTTGTCAATCTCTTTGGGTTCTATCATGCTGGGACAAATGAGCGTAGGTTCAAAGAAGCCTTGATAATGCTGGCACGGAAAAACGGTAAGACCAGTTTTACTGCTGCTATTGCTCTGCTTTATCAGATTTTGGATGCTGATAGTGGTTCAAAATGTTACATTGTGGCAAACTCAGTTAAGCAGGCTTTAGAAGCTTTCAACTTCATCAAGTTCAATGTGGAACGTTGGAATGATAAGTCTATTCGTATCAAGGACAACAACCAGGAACACTCAATCACAGCTAATTTTGGAGATGATGGTTCGTTTTATATACAGGCATTGGCCAATGATGAGAGCCGTTTAGACTCTCTGAATGGTAATGTTACTGTTATTGACGAAGCTCACACTATGCGAAATTCCAAGAAGTATGGTCTCATGAAGAAAACAATGTCAGCATACCGTAACAGTATGCTTTTTGTTATCTCTACGGCTGGGGATATTCCAACAGGATTTCTTGCTAATAGGCTGAAATACTGTCAGAAGGTCCTCAAGCAGTTAATCAGCGATGAGTCGCTATTCATTTTCATCTGCAAAGCTAATCAAACTACTGATGGTGATGTTGGAGATTATCTGGACGACAATGTTTTGAAAATGGCGAATCCATCTTGGGGTGTCACGGTGTCCATGCCTGCTTTGAGAGCTGAGGCTGAACAAGCAATGAATGATCCGCAGACAAGGAATGAGTTCTTTAACAAGACTTTGAATGTCTTTACTAACTCTATGAACGCTTATTTCAATCCTGATGAGTTTATCGCTAGCGATGATTGTTATGATTGGAGCTTGGAAGAGCTGGCACGCTTGCCGATTAAGTGGTACGGTGGGGCGGACTTGTCCCGCTTACATGACTTGACCGCTGCTGCACTCTATGGCATCTACAATGACGGGGAGAAAGACATTGACATCTGTATCACTCACGCTTTCTTCCCTCGTGTCAACGCTCAGAAGAAAGCCAATGATGACGGCATACCGCTTTTTGGTTGGCAGTCGGACGGTTGGCTGACCATGAGCAACACTCCAACGGTGCTCTATGATGATATTGTGAAGTGGTTTATCGAGATGAGGCAGAAAGGTTTCAAGATTGCTGCTGTCGGTATGGATAGAAAGTTTGGTCGTGAGTTTTTGAGCAAGATGAAAAAGGCTAAGTTCAAGATGATTGACCAGCCACAGCTTTTCTATCTGAAATCAGAAGGGTTCAGACGGATTGAGTTCAAGGTCAAGAATAAGGAGTTTTATTATCTGCATTCTGAGGCCTATGAATACTGTGTCAGCAATGTCAGAGCAATCGAAAAGGTGGACGATGCGGTGCAATATGAAAAGTTAGACGGTGACGGTGGTACGGCAAGGATTGACTTGTTTGATGCCAGCGTGTTTGCTTGCATCCAGGCTCTTGCTAATCTTGGTAAGAACCAGAATGTGATGCAATTCTTTGATTAGGTTAGAAAGGAGGTGAGAAAGAATGGGTTTCTTTGATAGGTTCCGTAAGAGGAGCAAGTCGCAGTCAACTGTGAGTATGCTTAGCCACTCGAATTTTGGAATTATCTTTGAGGGCGATGGTTATGTGCCGCTTGCTAGAAATCCTGATGTGATATTGGCTGTCAACAAGATTGCTGATATGGTGTCGAATATGACCATACATCTGATGGAAAACACAGACAAGGGTGATATTCGTATCAAAGATGGGTTGGCTCGGAAGATTGACATCAATCCTTGTGCACACATGACCAGGAAGACATGGATTTTCAAGATTGTGCGTGACTTGTTACTGTACGGCGACGGTAATTCTGTCCTGCATGTCGAATATGACCCTGTGACAGACTATATTTTGAACTTGAGACCCTTCCCGATGGATGAGGTCTCTTTTAAGTCCAATGATTTAGACTATGTGATTTGCTACAAGGGTAGGGAATACGAGCCTGATGATGTTGTCCACTTTGCAATCAACCCTGATCCAGATAGTCCTTATGTCGGAACAGGGTATCGGTTAGCTTTGAAGGACATTGTCCGCAACCTAAACTTGGCCACTCAGACCAAGAAAGGTTTCATGAGTGGCAAGAATGTTCCCAGCTTGATTGTCAAGGTCGATTCATCCAGTGATGAGTTGGGCAGTCAAGAAGGCCGTGACAGGATTGCTAAGAAGTATCTATCCACAAGTCAGTCAGGAGAGCCGTGGATTATACCTGATGCCCTTATGGAAGTTGAGCAAGTAAAACCGTTGAATCTGAATGACATTGCTTTGAATGAATCGGTCGAGATTGACAAGAAGACAGTGGCTGGGCTTTTGGGAGTGCCAGCTTTTATCCTGGGTGTTGGAGACTTTAACAAAGAAGAATACAACAACTTTGTCAATACCACGATCATGAGCATTGCTACGACGATCACTCAGACATTGACAAGAGATTTGTTGGTATCTAGCAATCGTTATTTCAAGTTCAATCCACGGTCGCTCTATTCTTACGACATTACAGAGTTGTCAACTGTTGCTCAACAGATGACAAACAGTGCCGCTATGCGTCGGAACGAGTGGAGAGACTGGGTTGGCATGACTCCTGATCCTGAAATGGATGACATCATTGTTCTTGAAAACTATCTGCCACAGGGTGAGTTAGGCAATCAGAGCAAATTAAACAAGGAAGGAGGAAATACCGATGCAGAAACGTAAGGCTTACATGGCCACACAATTTCAAACTCGTGAGGAACAAGAGTCTGGCGATTTGATTTTGAGTGGCTACTTTATCAAGTTTGATGAAGAGACTGAACTTTGGCCTGGTTATTTTGAAGTGATTAAGCGTGAGGGTGTTGAGAAGGCTATTAAAGATGCCGACATCCGTGCCTTATTTAATCATGACCATAGTTTGGTGCTTGGTCGGACTGGAAATGACACAGTGCGGCTCGGTGTTGATGATGTTGGTCTGTTTGGCGATATTATCATCAACAAGGATGACCCACAAGCGGTCGGTGCTTATGCTCGTGTTCAGCGTGGGGATGTGATTGGTTGTAGTTTTGGCTTCTTCCCAATCAAAATCAACACGGAAGAGCGTGATGACGGTTCTTACCTGGACACTATCTTGGATCTTGAAATCTTTGAAGTTAGTCCTTGTACTTTCCCAGCATATCCACAGACGGAAATTGCTGCACGTCAGAAGGACTTTGAATGTCAACTACGTGCAAATCGTGAAATGCTTGATAAGCGTAAAAAAGAAATTAAGGAGAAATTTAAGCTATGAATAAAGCTCTAATTTTTGGTGCTCGTATGCGAGCTAAAGCTACGAAAGTAGTTGAACTTGAAGAGTCCATCAAGGACTTGCAGAAACGTACTGCTCTTGAAGCAGATAAGTTGGAACGTGCTGAGACTGAGGAAGAAGTGTCAGCTGTTGAGAAAACTCTTGAGGAACTTCAAGCAGAACTGGAATCCAAAGAAGCTGAAAAGGCTGAATTGGAAAAGGAAATCGAGGACCTTCAAAAGCAAATCGATGAACAAAACCGCAAAGCCCCTACTTATGAAGGAGGCGAAGACCGTGGAGGTAAGAAAGCAGTGAACAAAGAAACTCGTGAAGCTCTAAACAAGTACATTCGTTCTCAAGGTCAAGAACGTGCAGGACTTAAATTGATTGACGGTGGTGCACTGGTACCAGAAGAAACATTGGCACCACAACAAGCACCAGAAAATAAAACTGACTTGGTGTCTCTTGTCAATACAGTAAAGGTAACGACAGGGTCAGGTAAATACCCAGTTTTGAAACATTCAGGTAAGAAACTCAATACAGTTGAAGAACTTGCAGAAAATCCTGAACTGAACAAACCGCAAATCAACAAAGTTGATTTTTCAATCGACACTTACCGTGGTTATATTCCTGTGTCTCAAGAATTGGTCGATGATGCTGATTATGACATCATGTCAATTGTGGCTGATGAGGTCCGTGATCAAGACTTGAATACAAAGAATGCTGCCATTGCTGCCATTTTGAAAACCGCAACTGCCAAAACTGCCGCTGGGTTTGATGGCTTGAAGGACATCTTGAACAAAGAACTCAGTTCAGCTTATCCAAATGTTCAAGTGGTTGTCACAGATTCAATGTATGCCGCACTTGATAAAGTCAAAGACAAGAACGGTCAATATATGTTACAAATCGATGTGACCTCGCCAACAGGTTATTCATTCGCTGGTCGCCCAATCTATCGTGCAGCTGATGACATTCTTGGTGGAGCTAAGGGGGAAATGAAAGCGTTCATCGGAGATGTTAAGTCTTTTGTTACGCTTTTTGATCGTTCCCAAGCTACTATTCGTTGGGCTGACAATGCAATTTATGGTCAGTTGCTTGCTACCGCTTTACGCTTTGATGTTCAGAAGACAGACGAAGAAGCAGGTTTTTATGTGACTTACACCGACGCTGTTTTGTAAGGAGGTAGTATATGGTTTACAAAGTTATCCGTCCTTTCAAGGACTTGACAGACCCAAACAAACACGATTACGCTTTGGATGAAACTTATCCTCGTGATGGTCACAAACCATCGGATGATTTCATCCAAGGTTTGCTGTCTGGCTCAAATTCAGCTGGGTCAATCTTTTTGACTACAGTTGATGAGGAGCCAGAGCTTCCAGAAGGCGATAAGTCTACTGAAGAAGAGTCAGAGCTTTCAGAAGGTGACAAGCCTGCTGATGAATCAGTAGAGAAACCAAAGCGGAAACGCACCACTAAGAAAGCAGAGGAATAGTCATGGACACTGATCAGCTATTAGAACTGCTTAAACTGAAGCTAGGCATTTCAACCACTCTCAGGGATAAGCCGTTGAAGAAAATTCTTGATGCCGTCATTTCTGAATTGTCGCAGACTTTCGGTGTTGAATTGGATTCTGCTAGAGCTGATCATGAGATGTTTGTGGTTGATTTTGCTGCTTATCGTTATGAAGGTGGTGTGGATATGCCACGTCACCTTCAATGGCGATTACATAATCTGCAAGTTTCGTCAAAAGGAGTGACAAGCAATGTGGAATCATGAAATCACTCTGATAGCAAAGAACATCACTGGGAAAGACAAGTTGAAACAGAACATCACTGAGGAAGTCAAAACTGTCCTACTGTGTCGCAAGAAGTCAATTACCAGGTCAGAGTTTTACCAAGCCAATCAAGCAGGCATTCGTCCAAGTCTAGTAGTGGATATTCATAGTTTTGAATACGACAATCAAGAATTGGCCGAATTCGAAGGGAAAAGATACCGCATCCTCAAGACCTATCCTGTTGACCTTGAAACTCTTGAATTGACCATGACGGAGAAATTATCATGAGCTTAACTGGTGATTTAGCCAACGAGATTGCTAAGGCAATGGCAGAATACTCCGAAGAAATTGAGGATAAGATTGACCTAATTGCAGAAGATGTTGTGAATGAAGCTGTAAATGAACTAAAGGCTACCAGCCCCAAAAGGCATGGTAAATATGCTAGAAACTGGCGATTCAAGAAGAACGCTAAAGGGTCTTATGTGATTTACAATGCTGCACCAACCTATCGACTAACTCATTTGCTAGAAAATGGGCATATATTAAGAAATGGTGGTCGCAGTAGGGCATTCAAACATATCAAACCTGTTGAGGAAAAGGTCAAAGAAAACTTTGAAAAACGGATTAAGGAGCTTGGTCGATGAAGCTATCAGAATTTGCAGATATCTTAGAACAGGCTGGTTTGCCTGTAACCTATCGAGCATATCAAGAGGGGAATGTCCCTGATATGCCTTACCTTGTGTATTTTGAATCTAATCCTATTGTCAATTCTGCTGACAATACAAGGAACCATGAGATTAAGTCAGTGGTTGTTGAGTTTGCATTTGAGAGAAAGGATGAGGATTTAGAGGAGCGTTTGGAAGAGCTATGGTCTAACCATGAGCTCTTTTTTGAAGCTCAAGAAGAAACTTTTATTGAGACTGAAAGGCTTTATGTCAAGCCTTACACAGTCTATCTCTACTAGAGGAGGAATGACATGGAAAATAAAGTGACCTATGGTCTGAAAAATGTACACATTGCACCAATTACTAATATTAGTACTGAGACAGGGGTACTAACTTACGGAGATGTTTTCCGTTTCCCTGGTGCAATGGAAATCACTCTTGAACCGAAAGGGGAATCAGGTTCTGTTAATGCTGATGACATCGCTTATCACTTCATGAACGCTAATGAAGGTTACGAAGGTAAGTGGAAAGTAGCACACATTATCGAACAATTCGCTACCAAAATCCTTGGCGAAACCAAAGACTCTGAGACAGGGGTGTTGACAGAGAAAGGCGATGCCGAGCCAACACCGTTTGCTATGATGTTCGAATTTTCAGGGGATAAGAATAAAACCCGTTATGTGCTCTATTACTGCTCTGCTAGTCGTCCCGCAACTGGATCTAAGACCAAGAGCGGTACAAGTGTTAATGAGCCAGAACTAACTTTCAATGCTAGCCCACGTCCACTTGATAGCGTCATTAAACGCTCGGTCACTTCGGCAGACAAGAAGGAAGTCTATGACAATTGGTTCAAGAAAGTCTATGAGCCAGACGCTGTTGGTGGATAAGGAGGTCTTGCATGCGTAAAATCATTCCGATTGGTGATCAGGAGTATGAATTGGCCACAAATGGTTATACTCCGATTGCGTACAAGGAAGAGTTTGGTAAGGACTATTTCCAAGACCTATTCTCAATGCTGAACAGTCAAGCACTCTTGTCTAAACTTGATAAGTTGGAACCTGGTCAGGAATTACAAGCAAGTGACATTGATATGTCGGCCCTTGCTGACTTTGATATGACTTTCTTCAACCGTCTTTTCTGGACCTTTGCCAAGTCTGCCAACCCTCGTATCAAGCCTTATGCTCAATTCTTCATGGAAATGGAAGAGTTCCCTGTCCAAGAAATCGGACAAGACCTGATGGAAATGTTGAATGCGAGTATGCAAACAAAAAAGAAACAGACTCGTCAGAATCTGCAAGCGATGAAATCTTTACAGTAGAATCCTATCTCTCTTGTTGCAAGGAGACAGGTTTATCCATCGATGACCTGAAGCATATTTCAATCGGAATGGCTCTTGATTATCAGACGGATTATGTGAATTTACGCAGTAAAGATAAGGGTGGCGAAAGAAAAGCTACTCAAGAAGATTTTGACAACTTTTAAGGAATTAGCAGTGCTGAGAGAGTGATTCTAAGGTCAAGTTCCCTGTAATAAGTGGACTTTCGGTCATAGATGAGCTTCTAAGCTCTGCTATTTTGCGTTTGAGGTGGGTGGGTCGGCAATCTTCAAAAGAAAGGAGGAAACAAATGGCAAGTAACATCAAAGGGATTAAGATTGAAATCGATGGCGACACGCAACCCTTGCAGAAGGCTCTGAAAGATGTCAACAAAAATGCTACTGAAGCAACCAAGGAACTGAGACAGATTGATAAGGCCTTGAAGTTTGATACTGGCAATGTAACCTTGCTGACCCAGAAACAGGAAGTCTTACAACAGCAGGTATCAAATACTAAGGAGAAGCTTGAAACTCTGAGACAAGCTCAAGCACAGGTTGAGAAGCAATTCCAGAATGGAGATATTGGAGCTGATCAGTACCGTGCTTTCCAACGTGAACTGGAAACTACTCAAAATGTCCTCAAGGGTTATGAGAATAAGCTTGAAAATGTCAATCGAGCTCTGGCCAATAATGGTCAAGCTGTAGAAACTAATGTCAGCCAACTAAACAACCTACAGAGTGAGCAGAGCCAGTTAGCATCCGAAATGGACAAAGTGACTAGTGCTTTCAAACTACAAGAGAGTGAGCTCGGTCAGAACGCTTCTGAATCTGAAAAAGTCGCCCTGGCTCAGAAGAAGATTGCTGCTCAATCCGAGATTGTGGAAAAACAAATCTCGAACCTTGAGAAACAACTGTCCTTGACCAAAAAAGAGTATGGTGAAAACTCAACTGAAGCTAACAAGATGGAAGCTGAGTTAAACCAGGCTAAGACAGCTCTCAATAATCTAAATGATGAGATGAATGAAACTAAGTCGGCTGCAAACGGTGCTCAGGACGGACTTGAGGGAATGACAAAAATTGCAAGAGCGGAAGCCTTGCAAAATGTCAGTGAAAAACTAAGCGCTGTTTCAGATAAGTTGCTTGAAGTTGGCACAGATGCTATGGAGGCAGCTGCTCAGGTTCAGGCAAGCAATGCTCAATTTCGTACCGTATTTGGCGATATGGAAAGTCAGGCAAGACAGTCTCTAAACGCTATCGGCGATGAGATGGACATTGTTCCTGAACGACTGCAAGGCTCATTCACTCAAATGGCATCCTTTGCTAAGACATCAGGAATGGAAACTGCTGACGCTCTTGATTTGACTACTCGAGCAACAAGAGCAGCTGCTGACGGTGCCGCTTTCTACGATAAGTCCATTGAGGAAGTGACGGAAAACCTTCAGTCCTTCTTGAAGGGTAACTATGAGAACGATGCTGCTTTGGGAATATCAGCTACCGAGACTACTCGTAATGCTGCCGCTAACAAACTCTACGGGAAATCTTTCAATGAACTTTCCGAAGCACAGAAACAGCTGACGCTTCTTCAAATGGTGGAAGACGGGAATGCACTTTCGGGCGCTCTTGGTCAGGCTGCAAGGGAATCAGATGGCCTTGAGAACGTTTTGGGGAACTTGAAACAGTCAGGCACCAATGCTCTTGCGGCAATCGGTCAGCCAATCCTTGAAATGCTCATCCCAGTATTTCAGTCATTGGCAGATATTGTCAATAATGTAGCAACTTGGTTTACCAATTTATCCCCGACAATTAAGAATGTTGTTGTAATTATTGGAATGCTTGTCGTGGCTGTAGGTACTCTACTGCCAATTATTTTAGCCGTAGTTTCTGGATTCCAGTTACTTATGGGAGGTTTAGCAGGACTATCCGTAGGTATCATGCCACTAATAGGGATTATTGCTGGTGTAATAGCTAGCATAGTTCTCTTAGTAGTGGCAATCAAGGAGCTATGGCAAAACAATGAAGGTTTCAGGAATGCTGTAACAGAGATTTGGACAAGTATCCAAGATTTCATCTCCAATGCTATCCAAGCTATCACCACTGTTATTCAGACAGTTTGGGGGGCTTTGACAGAATGGTGGACTACTAACCAGGATACCATTTATCAAACAGCCAGCACTATCTGGAATGCCATCTCCACAGTGATAGGTACAATCATTCAAACCGTCAGTACAATAGTTCAGACAGTTTGGGGCATTCTGACAGAGTGGTGGGCAACCAATCAAGATACCATTTTGACAACTGCTAGTAGTGTTTGGACCATGCTATCAGAATTAGTCACTATAGTGGTTAATGCAGTCAATACAGTTGTTCAAACGGTATTCGGAGGATTGGTAGCTTGGTGGGACACCAATCATGCTTGGATCATGGACATTGTGAATACGGTATGGACAACAGTTCAAACTTCAATCAGTACAGCTATCCAAACTGTCACAGACTTTGTCATGTCAATCTTCGGAGGATTAGTAGCCTGGTGGAACGAGAATCAAGCCCTTATCCAAAGTACAGCTGAAATAATCTGGACAGGCATATCAGCAATCATTGGAACTGTGATCAATGTCATCACAAGTGTTATCCAAACAGCAATGGAATATCTTGGTCCGTACATTCAAGCTGCATGGACTAACATTCAGACTATCATTTCAACAGTCTGGAACGTTATTACTACTGTTGTCCAAACGGCAATTGCTGTAGTTCAAGGAATTATCACAGCTGTTATGCAAGCTATCAATGGCGATTGGTCTGGTGTCTGGACGACAATCCAGAACACAATGTCTACTGTTTGGAATGCCATGCAGTCCATAGTGTCTTCAATCATATCCGCGATATCAAGTGTAATTTCGTCAACGTGGCAAGGTATATCAGGAACCGTCAGCAACATCCTAAACGGGATATCAAGTACAGTTTCTAATATCTGGAACGGCATCAAGAACAGTATTTCCAATGCAATCAACGGTGCGAGAGATGCTGTCTCAAATGCTATCAACGCTATCAAGGGCTTGTTCAACTTTCAAATTCGTTGGCCACACATTCCTTTGCCACATTTTAGTATCTCTGGCTCAGCTAACCCTTTGGATTGGTTGAAAGGTGGAGTGCCGAAAATCGGTATTGAATGGTATGCCAAGGGTGGTATTTTGACCAAGCCGACGGCATTTGGCATGAACGGTAATAATCTCATGGTTGGTGGTGAGGCTGGCAATGAAGCTATCTTACCACTTAATGATAAGACGCTCGGAGCCATTGGTCGTGGCATCGCTCAGACAATGGGAGGTAGCACACCAACCATCAATATCAACATCACAGGTAATGTTGTCCGTGAAGAAGCTGATATCACGAAGATTGCCAATCAAGTTGCTCAGCGTATTGCCGATGAGTTGCAACGTAAAACACAATTGAGAGGAGGGTAAACATGATTAGACATAACGAATTGGTGATTGACGGTGTGAAGACATCGTCTTTTCCTTTCAAAGTGATTGTGCATGAATCCCCTTCTGTCACGTTGGGAGACAGCAAGACTAACCTGCTGGAGCATGAGGGTATCAGTGGAGCGATTGTGCAGACCAACAAGCACCGTGGGTTGATCGAAAAATCCTACACAATCTATCTTGTCAAGCCAACGGAGGAGCAGTTGAATAAGTTCATGAGCTTATTTATCCGCGAGAAGTTTTGGCTCGAAAGTGAGCGTGTGAAGACTACAAAGCTTTGGTGCTACAAGGTCAGTGCCACAGATGCTGAACAAGAGAAACCTGGTCTTTATGTGACTAAGGCGACTTTTACTTGTCACCCTACTAAGTTCTTTAAGACCACAGACACCCAGGCTTTGACTGGGAATGGGGTTTTGAAGGTGCAAGGGTCAGCTTTGGCATTTCCGAAGATTACCATTGTTGGTCAGAGTGCTTCTGAGACATCGTTTACGATTGGCAGTCAAGTCATTAAGCTTGAAAAGCTCTCAGAATCGCTTGTGATGGTCAATGATCCTGACAATCCTAGCTTTAAGACGGTTACTGGCAAGCTTATCAAGTGGTCAGGAGATTTTATCACAATTGATACAGCTAAGGGACAGAATGTTGGTGTGGTTTTAGGACCAGGCATAACGTCATTAAAATTTGAAACAGTTTGGGGGTGGGCATAGTTGCTTTATTTACTTGATAAGGATGTCAAAACAGTAAAATGGAATGGCATTCCATTGCATGAAGCGAGCTCTGCTATTGTCAAAGAAGAAATCAACGGTGATTTTACTTTGACTGTCCGCTACCCTATAACGGACACAGGCATCTATCAGCTTATCAAAGAGGATATGCTGATAAAGGCTCCAAGCCCAGTTCTAGGCCCGCAACTTTTTCGCATCAAGAAACCTGTAGAAAATGATGATAGTCTGGACATTACAGCCTATCATATCTCTGACGATGTCATGCAACGGTCAATCAGGCCTGTGAGTGTGGTTGGACAAGGCTGTGCTATGGCTCTCTCTCAAATGGTCCAAAATGCCAAGACGGCTCTTGGGAATTTTTCGTTCACAAGCGATATCATGGATAGTCGGACCTTTAACACGACTGAAACAGAGACTCTTTACTCAGTCCTACTGGACGGCAAGCACAGTATCGTTGGAACGTGGGAAGGCGAGCTTGTTCGTGACAATTTTGCTCTGACTATCAAGCGTAGCCGTGGTGCTGATCGTGGAGTAGTTATCACAACACACAAGAATCTCAAGTCTTATCAACGGACCAAGAACTCTCAAAGTGTGGTCACTAGGATACACGCTAAGTCAACTTTTAAGGCTGAAGGTGCTGAGGAAGAAACAACCATCACCGTGACAGTTGATAGTCCACTTATTGGAAGTTATCCATATATCAACGAAAAAGATTATGAGAATAATAACGCCAAGACAGTGGATGAGCTGAGAAAATGGGCTGAGGCTAAGTTTAAGAATGAGGGTATTGATAAGATATCCGATGTCATTGAGATTGAAGCCTATGAGCTTGATGGTCAAGTTATCCATCTGGGCGATACAGTCAACATCAAGAGCAAGAAGCACAGCGTTGATATTTACAAGAAGGCTATTGCTTACGAGTACAACGCTTTGACAGAAGAGTACATCTCTATCACGTTTGATGACAAGCCTGGGGTTGGTGGCTCTGGAGTTTCTAGTGGCGTATCTAATGCTGCTGATGTGATCTTGAGTGCCAATCGAAATGCTCAAGAAGTAGCCATTGAACGAGCTGTCAGAAATGCCAACCAAGCCTTTGATGCTGAGTTTGAAAAGCGTGTCGAGGAAATCAATGATGGTATCGAGCAGTCTAAGGCAGAGGCTGAACGCTATGCTGATCAGATAAAGACTGAGATTAGTCAGGAATTTGATACTTTTGAACAAGAGTATCAGGTAACTAAACAAAGTCAGAGTCAGCAGATAGCTGATATCTTGGCCAAGGCTCAAGCTAATACCATTTTGGCTACTGATGCCAAAAATATTGGCAATCAAGCAAAAGCAGATGCAGCTAATGCTCTGTCAAAAGCTATTCAATATAAAAATGAGGCAATCGCTGAAGCAACACGGCTTGACACAGTCGAAAGACAGGCTACGGAAACAAAGTTGGCAACAGCTAAGAGTCAAGCAATATCAGAAGCAACTAGACTGGTTGAAACTGCCAAAAGCTTATTATCTGGACAGATATCTAATGTATCTACAGATTTGAGCCAAACCAAGGAAGCTATCAAGTTGCTTGCCACCAAGGCAACTGTTGATACGCTGACTGGTCGTGTATCGTCGGCCGAGGCTATGATACAAGTACAAGCTGACCAAATTTCTCAACGTGTCAAAACTAGCGATTTCGACCAAGCGAAACAGCGTATCTCAACAGCTGAAAGTTCTATCACACAGCTTGGCAACAGGATAACAACTGAGATTAGTGAGACGGTGGCGAAGATACCACAACACGCAGGAAGTCGCAACTATTTAAAGAACTCTAAATTATATGATTATGTAGTTACTTCTGTCACTACTCAAGATGTACGATTTTTTATTGTTGAAGATTTTTGGAAAAATTCAAGACGGTTTGAACGTAACATGGTTAGAGTAAGCTTTGATGTTACTTTCAATCCTGCATTGCCCAGAGATATTTCAACAAATGTTCATTTTTCATCTAGTCCATGGTATCATCCTGGAGGAATTACGTTCAAAGGGAATACAACAAGGAAGCAACATTTTGACTTGCTGTTTGACTTAAGCAGTGCATCAGAAACGTATTTTACAGACAATATATTTATTCGATTTAATAATACATTCCCGCTTGCAACAAATGTCAAAATTGAGCAAATGACTCTTTATCTATCTGAATTGACTGAATTGTGGACGCAGGCTACAGAAGATCTAGTGAATGATATCAGCTCAGTTAGGACGACAATCAATCAAACAGCTGAAGGTCAAGAACAATTGTCAATAAGGTTATCAGAGACCCAAGGAAAAGTGACTACTGCTGAAACAAATATTAGCCAATTGGTCAATGATGTTTCAAGCAAGGTATCTCAAACGACTTTCGACAATCTCAAGAAGACTGTAGATAGTCAAGGAACAGCAATCACACAGAGTCAGTCCGCTATTGCTCTTAAAGCTGAGAAGACTTATGTCGACGGAGTGAAAACAACCGCTGATAGTGCTTTATCTAAAGCGAATGCTAATGCTGATTCAATTAGGACTACAAAAGCTGAATTGAAAGTCACATCTGATGCAGTTGCTACAAAAGTCTCTCAGAGTGATTTCAACGCTGTTGACCAGCGACTAACAAGTGCTGAAACCACAATTAGAACCCAAGCTGGTTTAATCGAACAACGGTTGACCAGCACTCAGGTAGATGCAGCTATTGTAGGTAAAGGCTATCAAACTGCATCGCAAGTAAATACTGCGATAACTAGTAAAGGATATCAGACCAAGTCTGATGTTGATAGTAATATTACTGGTCGCGGCTACATTACCAACAGTGCATTGCAACCTTATGCTTTGTCTACCACAGTGCAGAATCTCGTTAGAGAAACCACAGATAGTTTCAGTAGATCAATAACCGAAACTAAGGCATTGATTCCAACCGATTTTAGCGGAGGAAATCTCATCAGGAATGGTGCTTTTCCTACCGTCCCTTGGCCAGGCTCAAAAGTAGCTACTCATGGTTTTTATTTCAACTCACGAAAAACCTTATTCTTACTTGAGACAGCTTCAGCAAATGAAGCAACATCTGGATCGAATAGATTTTTAGTAAAGAGGAACACGGACTATACACTGAGCTTTATTGGCTTCTCAGCTAGTAGAGTAAAAAGTTCAGATGTTTGGTTTTTGGGTAGAAAAACAGGAGAAAGCCAAGACTTCACTGCAACAAATTTGATTATTTCTGCAAGGCGGTTTTCATCAACTAACGCAGAATATATTTCAGCAACATTTAATAGTGGAGAAAACGATGAAGCTTACATCAGATTTGACAACAATGGGTCAAGCGATGGTCAAATGGCTGTAATGTTTTTTGGTGAGGTTATGCTAGTAGAAGGCAGGACATCCAGAAAATGGGAAGCATGTCTTGATGATTTTGTGACCGAGGTCAAATATAATGAGGTCAAAGATACTGTTGATAGCCATACACGGACAATTGGTGAGCAAGGGAATTCTCTATCGCAGGTAATTCAAACTGCTCAAGGGCTTGTCACTAGGGTCAACAACTTGAAGTCAGGAAATAGAAACTATTTACTGGATTCAAAAGCAACAACAATAAATATGACTGGTGTTACAGACACAGGCACATGGGACACCCCTATTAACATATCGGCTGATTTTTGGAAGCATGATGATGTTTATAAAAACCAAAAAATTAGGTTATCTCTTTATTATCAATCAAGTGTTGCTTATTCTACTTCAAGAACATTTCCAGTACATTTTAGAAAATCACCTTGGTATCAAATCGGAACAATTACATACCCAGCTGGGTCAACTAGACTAGTAAAATATGAGTTTACATTTGGTACAATGCCGTCAGGTTTTGATGCTAGCCAAATTTTTATCAGATTTGATAGAGCATTGGATAGAGGACGAGTACACACTATTGAACGTGCACAACTTGAAGTGAGCGATATGTTTTCCGATTGGTCGCCAGCTCCAGAAGATGGAGACCAGGCTGTTCAAGCTGTGTCAACTCAAGTCAACACACTTGCAGGGTCATGGTCTGTACAGAACTTGAATAGCTCTGGTGATATCTTATCGCAAGCCAACCTATCATCTGCTTTATTCTTGCTTGAAGCGGCTAAAATACGTTTGAAGGGCAAGACCTTGGCTGATGAAATTCAAGCGATTGACGGTAAGTTTGGAACGCTCTTTGTTGCAGATGGTACCTTTGCTAAATTAAATGCAAACGTTATTGACTCTCAAGCAATCACAGCAGACAAGTTAAAGGTTGACCAAGCTTTCTTTACTAAGTTTATGGCCAATGATGCTTATCTAAAACAACTCTTTGCCAAGACAGCTTTTATCACTCAGGTTCAATCTGTCACATTGTCAGCAAGTAAGATTTCAGGTGGAATTTTGACAGCAACAAATGGAGCAATGCAAGTCAACCTAAATGCTGGTCAAATTTTGTACTATACAGATCAAGCGGCACTCAAACGTATCTTGGACGGTTATCCGACTCAGTTTGTTAAATTTGCAACTGGTACAGTTACTGGCAAAGGGAATGCAGGAGTGACCGTAATTGGCTCCAACCGTTGGAATTCCGAGTCTTCGAATGATGGCGGCTTTGTCGGAATAAGGGCTTGGAACGGTGCAAACATTGACCAAATCGACGTGGTTGGAGATACCGTCAGATTAGCAAGTTCAACGTTTGAGTCGGCAGATGGTTGGACTGTCAATACTTTACCTGGCAAACTGGACATCGATGCCTTTAATTCAAGCGACAGACCAAGCTCTCGTTTGAGTATAGGGGATGTCAAGCTATTCAGGACAGCAACTAGCTATGTGAGTCTGATGGATGTCTTGCATCAATTCAACCATAACTTCAAACATCTTCAAAATATCACAGGTCGAGGAGATGTCATCTTGACTTGGGACACAATAAAATAGGAGGAACTATGACTCAAGAACAACAACTCATCCAAGCTCTACGCTTGACGATCGACGAATTAACAAGCAAGCTAGCTGAAGAATCAACGACTAAAAATCTGCTAGCTGTCCAGTTGACAGCTGCTGAACAAGATAAACAGGTCTTGTCTCAACAAAACAATCAATTGCAAGAACGAGTTTCCGAACTGGAAACTCTACTTGACGAACAAACTAAACCAGAAATCATTGAAGGAGAATAATCATGACTGAAACTACTAACAACACTCTACTCGACTTATCAACTATTACAGAACCATTTGACCTTGCGACTGCATTGCAGTACATGAAGGACAATGGGGAATTTATCCGCTGCAAGAATGCGACAAATGATTTTTATATGTACCGTGATGTCCAACGTCGACCAGGTATTGTCAATGGCCGTCGTCAATTTGTAGAAGTTGAAACTGTGTGGGCCTTCAACCAGTGGGGCGGGACTACCACAACAATTAACGTTGCTGATCTCTTCAATGAGGAGTTCTACATCATGCAGTTTGACGAAAACGGCAACCCAGACTGGACAGATCCAACATTGCCAAAAGAATAGGAGGAATTCTATTGCCAATCGAACACGCAGAACGAATAGCTCAAAGCCAGGTGGCTTGGGCTATTTTGTTTATCATATTATTTTTCATTGTGGTTAGTTATCTTGTGAAAACATCCAACAGACGTGAAGCCAAACTGATGGAATTTTACGATCAATCTAAAGCTGACTCTAAAATGAGGGAAGAGCGATTGTTGGCTCACTTAGATGCAACAAACACACAATTTGGTAGAATTTCGGACACCTTGGTAGATGTGCAAAAAGAGTTGGTCCGAATGAACGATCGCATGGACAATTTTGAAAGAGGAGAATAAACATGACAAACATTTCAGAAATCATTATCAGTGCTGCCCTCGGAATTTTGACAATTTTGGGAGGTACGCTTATTAGTGCTATCAAGAGCTATATTGTAGCGAAGGGTGGCGAGAAGGCTATCAAAATAGTTGAAATTTTGGCTTATAATGCAGTCAATGCGGTCGAACAGGTTTCTACAGAAACTGGCTTTAAGGGCAAAGACAAACTTGCTGAAGCTAAAAAAGCTATTTTAAATGAACTAACCAAATACAACATCCACATGACTGACGAAGATTTGACCGTCTTTGTAGAGTCTGCTGTCAAGCAAATGAACAATGCCTGGAAGGAGTAACTATGGGAGTGAATATTGAAACTGCTCTACGTTGGATGAGTGACCGCAAGGGCCGTGTGACCTATTCAATGGACTACCGAAACGGTCCGAACTCTTTTGACTGTTCTAGCTCGGTTTACTACGCTCTGATGTCCGCTGGAGCTATCTCAGCAGGCTGGGCAGTCAATACGGAGTACATGCACGATTGGTTGATTAAAAACAACTATCAGCTTATTGCTGAGAACGTGGACTGGGATGCAAAGCGTGGTGACGTCTTTATTTGGGGCAAACGTGGTCAGTCTGCTGGTGCTGGCGGTCATACTGGTATCTTTATTGACCCTGACAACATTATCCACTGCAACTACGCTCGCAATGGCATTACGGTTGATAACTATAATCAGACGGCTGCGGCCAGTGGTTGGATGTATTGCTATGTTTACCGCTTGGGCAATCAAACCAGTACAACGGGTAAAAGCCTTGAAACCTTGGTACAGGAAACTTTGGCTGGAAAATATGGAAACGGAGATACCCGCAAGGCAGCTCTTGGCAATCAATATGAGGCTGTCATGGCAGTCATCAATCGCAAAGCTACGGCAAGTCAAAAGAGCATTGATGAACTTGCTCAAGAAGTAATCCAAGGCAAACATGGAAATGGTGAGGCTCGCAAGCAGTCGCTAGGTGCTGACTATCCAGCTGTGCAAAAACGTGTGTCTGAATTGCTCAAAAAACAGCCCTCAGAACCGTCAAAGACTCAAGAGGTAAAACAGGCCACGGAATCAAAAACAAGCCAAACCGAGCCAACTGGACAAGCTACAGAAAGCAAAGAAGAAGGAGACCTATCTTTCAATGGTGCTATCTTGAAAAAAGCTGCGCTAGATAAGATTCTGGCTAACTGCAAAAAGCATGATATCTTGCCAAGCTATGCTCTGACTATTTTGCACTATGAGGGCCTTTGGGGCACCTCAGCTGTAGGTAAGGCTGATAACAACTGGGGAGGCATGACATGGACTGGTCAAGGCAACCGTCCAAGCGGTGTCACAGTCACACAAGGATCTGCCCGTCCATCAAATGAAGGTGGTCACTACATGCACTACGCAAGTGTAGATGACTTCCTAACAGACTGGTTCTATCTTTTAAGGGCTGGTGGTTCTTACAAAGTATCAGGAGCTAAGACTTTCTCAGAAGCTGTCAAAGGCATGTTCAAAGTTGGTGGAGCAGTCTATGATTATGCTGCTAGTGGATTTGATAGCTATATTGTCGGAGCATCAAGCCGATTGAAAGCCATCGAGTCGGAAAATGGTACACTGTCCAAGTATGATACTGCTACCGTCACAGATGTCGGTAGCAAAGATCACATTGACATCACGATTGATGGCATTGAAGTCATCATCAATGGTGAAACTTATAAGCTGGAAAAGAAACCAGTCTAATACGCAAACAAAGCCCTCAGCAATCGCTGGGGGCTATTTTCTATTGTGACGGACATTTTTGAAAATGTCTATTATAATGGAATATTTTTTTGAAAAATATTTGTTAAAAACAAGTGTTTTGTGTTGACAACTGTTAAAAACAAGTGTATAATATAATTAAAGATAAGGAAAGGAGATAAGCCAATGACAGAGCGAGAGCTTAAGAAGATTGCTAAGAAGCAAGGTTTCAGTAAAACAAATTTTGGCAAAGGGTCTCACGAGGTTTGGAAACATCCAGATGGACGGATAGTGACGATACCTAAACCAAAAGAGAAGGATTACAGACCAGGCACACTAAGCAACATTCTCAAAGTCTTGTATGGGGAGTGAGGACACTCCTCCCTGTACCCCTAAAGGGGTTACTCTGATCATTGGCTTAATCTATCACTATGAAATATAATTATTTAGCATTGTTTGAAGCAGATAAGGAAAATGGTGGCTACAGCATTTCTTTCCCTGATTTCCCTGGAGCATTTAGCGAGGCTGACAATCTAAGCGAAGCTATTTTCAACGCTCGTGAAGTTCTTGAAATCTATACCGTCATGTTTGAAGATGAAGGCAAAGAATTTCCTAAACCATCATCATTTAAGGCACTTGCAAGCAATCTAGCAAGCGATGACGATGTGATTCAGGCTATCTCTGTTGATACTGAACTTGTCCGTGAGCGTGAACGTTCTAAAATCGTCAATAAGACCGTCACACTACCAAGCTGGCTTGTTGAAATTGGAAAAGAAAATAAAGTCAATTTTAGCCAACTATTACAAAAAGCAATCCGTGAGGAATTGCAGGTATAA